GACTAGAAGCTGCACTACCTGTTCCTGTTTGTATATTAGATGCAGCTATTGAAGCTATTACGCTTTCAGTTACAAAGTGAACTGCATAATAGTCTTTCCCTGTCATTGCAGTTGTTGTAATTACATCACATCTGTTTTTTCCTAATTGCTCTGTTAAGAGTTGTTGTACATTTTCTATTGCCATTTTTTTTGTTTTTTATCCTGTGTAAATATAGTTAGTTTGTTTTATACTTGCTATCATTCTTGCATTTATTGAAGCGCCACCTCCAGTTACTTCTATTGTTGGGGTTGAAGAATATCCATTACCTGCATTTGTTATAGTAACTGTGTTTACTTCACCACCACTGACAGTACAAGTAGCAGTTGCAGTTGTTATAGGAGTTCCACCACCTGAAATTGTTACAGTAGGGGCTGATGTGTAACCTGTACCACCTTCTATTATAGTAATTGTGATTACACTGCTACCATTTTGAGAATATTTAACCTCTTGTGTACCATCTTTTTCTGCTACATACATCTTACCTTTTGTAACTAAGCCTTGTACAATACCACGTGCATCACTTTTTGGAGTAAGTACATCTAATTCTGTTTTTGGTGCGTGGTCAATGTCTAAAACAACTGAAGCACCACCATCACCAGGTGTCCAACTTACTTCATAGACTTCATATTTCCAATATCCTGCAGGTAAGAAGTTTATACGACCTAGATAAACATCAGGTGTAGAGTTATATAAAAAAGTAAAAAGTGTATATCTGTTATATATTGTTTCGACACTACCATAAGCATATTGAATTGTGCCATCAATATCATTGGTAAATTTTAATAAGTGCCTTATATGAGTAGAAGGAACATTAATATTTATCCTGTTATCTTCNGTTTGTAGATAAGCAGTAAGGTTCGTTTCTGTTGTNGCTTGTATCATATATTATATAATAGAAAAAGTCNTTTTTTATTTGGTATAAAAGAAAAGAGGGCTATAAAGCCCCCTAATCAAGAATATATGAAAATTACCAATAAGATTATAAACCTGTTGATATAATAGGAATTGGTGAACTACTATCTAAATTGTCAAAAGGGGTAGTAGTGTAATCTTTTACCATAGCAAATGGGTCTGCTTCCATACCATCAAAAGTTAGTGTGTAACCATTTCTATCACCCCAACTTGCACCGGAATCCATAGTACCTGCGTTAAGTTCCATTCCATTAACCATACCCATAGCTACAATTACATTGTGACCATTTGTTAATTGTTGGTTAAGTTCAGCAAAAACAACTGTTTTAGTTGCTGCCATTAATTTAATTTCTTGTTGATCTTCTTTTGAGAGTTTATTATATACTACATTAATAGTAGGTGTGTAGTAAACAGTCCCATTCTCTCTTGAGCCTACAATTGTATCTGTAAGCGAAGATGTACCCAAAGGCAAAGCGTATTTGTATATGCTATTTGTAGTCATGTCAATATTATCAATCTCTCTAACTCCATTTGGAGCAGCCGTTGTGTCATAAGTGATTGCAGTAATTTGGTCTAATACCGCAAAATATACTGCGGAAATTCCACCTGAGATTCTATTGCAATTTAAAACCCTACCTCTTGTAAGTGCCGTGCACGCCATAATTTTTTATTTTTTAAAGGTTAAGGTTGTAGGGGCTTTTACACCCCTACTTCCATTAATTAGTTATTACGACTGGTGAACAATATCAGAACCGACTCCTAATTGAACACCCATTGCATATTTACAAACCAAACGTAAATTTGAGCTTCCGTCTAATTGACTCATATCTAGTAAGTTAATACGTGTAGTATCTGAAACAAGGTCAGCACCTAGAAATAAATTACTTCTTTCTGCTGCTACCATTTGATTTATAGGTAATCCTGGACAAACTGCGATTTTGTAACCTTCAAATACAGGCTCATAGTCTCCGTTCATATTGTAAGCGTTTACATATCCTAATGTAGATACTGCTGAAACATACAAAGCATAAGTTTTAGCATTCATATAGATATATAAATCATCTTTAGTTAAAGCTGAATTTAAGTTAGCTGCCATATCAGCAGTTAAAGTTTGTAGGTTAGCAATAATATTAGCCGTAGTATATGCTGCTGAAGCCGAAGAAGAAACTACTGTACCATCAGTTGCAAATCTTCCTGTTGTACCTGTTAAGAATCCTTCAAACTCACCATTAGTAGCCCCTACTCCTGACCAAATGTTATTTTCTGCGTGGTTAGCTATAATCTCACCAATGTAAGAAATAACATAGTCATCAAAACTTGCAGGAGGTGGTGCGCCTGCGCCTGCTCTCATTTCTAAAGCTTCCCAGCTAGATAACAAGTTTAATGAACATAAATCCATATTAACTTGTAGATCCTTAACTTGTAACACCTTTTCTGTAAGTTCAAGTTTTCCTGCTCCTGTAAAATCACAAGTAGAATTTCTTACTACTCCATTTCCTGAAGCATCTGCTCCGTGTGACATTCTTTGTAAAACTGATTTAAACTTTACATTTTCCATTAAAGTTAAATAGTCTAAACTTTTTGCTTCTTTTAAAGCTGCTGATATGTAGAATCCAGCCGCCTTGCCCGCAAATGTGCTGCCAGTAATCGTTGGTTGTGCCATAATTTTTGTTTTTTATTTATTATTTATTTAGGTTATATAAAAATCTTTCTTGCTTAGAAAGTTTCTTGTATTCTTTGTTAGATAACACAGGTCTTTCTGAGCTAAATTTATTTGTGTTGATTGGACTATCAGCAGGACTTGCAGCTAATTCAGTCTTTAGTTTTTCGTTTTCAGNTTTNAGTTTTTCTAACTCATCTTCTGCTGAAAATTCAACTACTTCTTTTGTTGTGATAGTCTTAGGACTTGTAGAACGTGGCTCTACTGCTTCTTCAGCCATTTCTTCTACCTCATCATCACCTCCTACTTTTTCTTCTTTTAAAGAAGCTACTGCATCTTCTAGGTTTTGGATTCTTTTCTCCATACCTTCCCAGTCAGCAACATCAGCATANTCTTCATCTTCTTTAGCCATTTCTTCTTTTTCTTCTTCTTCAGCTTCAACTTCTTCTTCAGTTTCAGATTCCATAACTTCTGANACTATACCTTCTTCTTCAACTCTAAAAGAAACGCCAGTATCAGTTTTATAAGTTCCAACAGGCAATAAGATTGTAGTTCCATCTTCNGTGAGTACAGAAATATCAACACCTGCTTCTAATTCTTCAGCAGTAGAAACAAAGATCGTACCATCTTCTGACTTTGCTTGCCAAGCTAATTTAATTTCTTCTTCGGCTTTGTTTAAGCCAAGTGCTACTAGTATTTGTTCTTTTAAATCCATAGGTTCTTTTTTAATATAATAGAATAGTTATTTATTTATTTGATTTTTAAATATTATTGAAAATTAGAAGGGTCTTTAAAGCTATTAATTATATTAATCATAACTCCTGCTTCTTTTATATCTGCTTCTAAGTTTTTAAATCCTTTATTATCTGTTGCTTTTACACCTAATTCTTTAGCTGCTTTTTCAAATCTTTTTAGCGTTCCTTCTGCAAAAGAAATAGCAGGGTCTAATTCATTGTATGCATCAATCATTTTTACATAAGGCTTATCTGCTCCTGTAAGATAATCTTGGTACTTTCTCCAAGTAGTATCTGCATCTTTCATGGCTTTTATAAGTTTTTTAGCCCTATCTTGTAATTCTGCTACACTTCCTAACTCAACCTTTTCTGCTTTTAGTTCAGTTTTGCTTTCTCTTATTATCTCATTAAGTGCTGATAGTATTTGTTCTGTTGTTGGTGTTTCTTTTTGCATAGCTTCAAATTTATTAGTAAAATACCCTTCTATTGAAAGGCCTTTTAATTCTCCTGCTTTTATCTTTTGCCAAAGTTCTTCGTTTTCTATTTTCATTTTAACGAACCAAGTTCCATTAGGTAAGTCAAAACCGTACATTTTAGACTTATCACTATCACCTTCCTTAATCCAACTCTCAACTGTCAAGACACCTGATACTCTTTCGTTGTGTTCGTGAGTAGCTTTATGATGATTGTTATGTTTTAAATATAACTCAGAAGCCTTACGTACAGTCTCAGGACTAAAATAAACATAGTAGTCTGAATCGGTGTTAGGATCATATCTAAATATCTGCTTGTTAGGAATAAGTGCAGGACTAACTAACATTCTTTTTTCTTCATCTACCTTAGCAAAAGTCAAGTTGTTTTTCTCTTTTCCAAAGAATACAAAGTCTTGCTCTATGGCAGGAGAATTGACTAAGCTAATAGCATCAATAGCTAGTTCTTGACTATCATC